ACAGCAGCAGTATAGTAAGCGAAAGGATTATCAGATTTGCTTTCATCGAATTGAAGTCCTATTTGAGTTAGTTGAAGGATGGCCTGTCCACGCATTTCGTCGTTGTAGGTATAACCTCGGACGTTGCCTCTAGTGGCATATCTCTCGCAGAGTTTAAGGAACATACGTGCTAGGTTGTCAGTCATTCTACCATGGTCTTTTGAAAACTTTCCAGCTTTCATTCCACCTCTCCAATGACTTTTCCCCACGCAGACGAGGTTATCGTTTTCGTCAAACTTCCAATGTTGGAACGGTGGAAAGTTGACTTTTTCGTGACTGTCCGCGGTATTTTTTAAAGTTTTTTTACGACCAGGTGCCAAAGGCACATGTTCAAATGTCATCACACGGAACACTACATCGAGTTTGTCAATTTTTTTATAATCTATTTCAAAATCTTTGGCAGGAAGTTTTTTGTTTCCTGCGATAACAGCAGCTTCGTGGGCTTGTTTCGACATCCTAGCTGCTCGATTTCGTTTGGCTTCTGCTATGGTTCTAATATTGATCTTTTCTAGATTAGGAATAATTAGATCATATTCCGAGTATTCAGGCTTAGTAAAGCTACAGTAGGTGTTTTTGCTGAGGTGGATTTCTCTTAGTAAATCCTTGTTAGTAAGATACTTGATCTTTGGAGGGCTTATCATATGTTCGTATTACTCCTATTAGAATATAATAATAGCATATTTTTCTTCCGATAAATAGAGTATAGCGGAGAAAATATACTCAAAATGGCATTATCTATCAACCCTTTGGCAAAATTAGTTTCATCTGTTTCGCAACAGGTGTCATCTGCGGCAGATTCTGCTAACACGGCACTGCAAGGTGAACAGTTTGCTTCTTTAAAAACCAATGTAAATGATGCGGTTTCTAGATTAGGCGGAGGGATAGGTAGTGGTCTAAATGGTATTACAGCTTCGGCAAATACTTTTGCAGCTGATGCTAAAGGTGCTCTCGCCGGTGTAACTGGTGCTCTAGGTGGTGCGGGAAATCCTATACAATCTCTGGCATCTAATGCTACCGCTGCCGCAGGTGGGCTAGCCGATGCTGCTGGCGGTATATCTAATGTGGCTTCGAACATAGGAGCCAGCCTAAACAAACTGGGCCTAGCTTCAGGAGGCCTAGGTGGTGGACTTGCCAGTTTAGCCGGGCAGATATCATCAGCAGCAGGTGTATTAAACAATTTATTGAGTGTAGCCAGAGGAAGAAATTTACCAGCAGGAGCAGAATTATTTAGTGCTACGGGTTCTTTCGTTGAGCTCAAAGCGAATCCAGCCAACGATTGGCGTGTAAAGTTAAATGCAAACTTTGGCCTATTCGGTAATGCATTCCAGCGTCTTTCTGACACTGGGGGATTCTGTTGGCCCTATCTGCCTAACATCACGGTGTCAACTAAAGCTAACTATACTCAGATAGACCCTGTACACAGCATACAACCTTTCTATGCATATAAAAACAGTCAAGTAGACGATATCCAGATCAGCGGAGAATTTTCTGTCGAAACAGAATTAGATGCAGAATATTGGATACAGGCCACTACATTTTTAAAGACAGCTACTAGAATGTTTTACGGCCAAGGAGAAAATGTAGGTAATCCTCCTATTATCTGTAATTTAAATGGATACGGTGCTAGGGTATTCAATGGAGTACCGGTGATTATAAAAAGTTTTTCAGTTGACTTCAAAGAGGATGTCAATTATCTCAAATACAACTCTGCCGACGGAGCTCCGACATGGGTTCCTGTACTGAGCAACATATCTGTAACTGTATCGCCGATCTATAATAGAAGTAGACTAAGACAGTTTAATCTCAAAGATTACGCCAGAGGAAATACAGTAGCTGGAGCAGGATTTATTTAATCATGGCATCGTATAATAAAGTCAGCCCTTATCGAAATACCAAAGAAAACAATCTATATCTAGAATTGTTGACTATCAGACCGGTTCCTGCAGAAAAAGATGATTATCTTTATACGATAGAAAATCAATATCAGCACAGACCAGATCTATTAGCCTTTGATCTTTATGGTAATGCCGGACTATGGTGGATATTTGTACAACGTAACATGGATGTGATCAAAGATCCTATCTATGATTTTGAACCCGGAGTTCAGATCTATTGTCCTAAAAAATCAAACGTAGAAAAGTACATAGGAGTTTAAGATGTCTATCTTTAGAGACATTGGCCAAACATTTTCTAATCTGGTCAGACCGGACGGGCTTCCTGCATTGAACTTGCCATCGGTACCTAATATTTCTACAGGATCTGCAAGAGCGATTACTGGATTGCTCACAGGAAACTCTGCGGTGCTAGACCCTTTCAAAGTAGGAAGTTTAAATCAAGATCCAACAAGAACACCCGAAGTCCAGACGTTTGGGTTGACTAAACCCAAAGGCGATGGTCCTCCCTACGATAATGTTTTAGAGCAGTTTGCTTCTTATGTTCCGTTGTGGACATTAGCCTGCCTAGAACCGTTTCAGTTTAACGATCCTAGCAGCTATAGAGGAAATCCAGCCAAACTTAAACATATAGTAATATCATCTGCTGGCCGGTATGACAGTCAGAGAGTAAACACAGTAAATGGTGCTCCTGAATATTTTATAGACAACGTAAATTTCACTCATCAACTAATATCAATGAAAGGCAATACCAATGCTAGTGGTCTTAGTTTTGATGTTTATGAACCTTACAGCATGGGCTTATTTTTTCAAAGTCTCAACGTTGCTGCGGTAAATGCCGGATATCCTAGTTACGTTGGTAATGTTCCTTACCTGTTAAAACTAGAATTCTTAGGTTATGACGACAAAGGTAAAGTTTTTACCAGCACAGAAACGTTGGCCAAGTATTTTACCATTAAAATTACAAATTCAACAATGAAAGTAGATGAAGGCGGCAGCAGATATAAGGTCACAGCTAGCCCCTATCATCATGAAGGTTTCGCTAATTCTGTAAACGTAGTTCCTAATAATATCAGTCTCTCTGGGGAAACAGTCAAAGAAGTTTTATGCACAGGAAAAAACAGTCTTATGCAGGCGTTAAATTCTGCGCAATTTAGATTAGTTGATAAAAATCAAATAGAATATCCTGATCTGTACCAAATAGTTTTTCCTACAGGTTTTGATGATGATGTAGGGTTAGTCAACGGACTGAGCTCAGAGGAACTTAGAGCAACTATCGTGCCTGATGCAGAAGTTCAAGGAGACACTGCGGTAGTTCCTCCTAGCCTAGACCTAGAAACAGTAGACTTCGGAGAAGGAGAGATAGGAACTTCTAGCCTAGGTTTTGATGCACAGTCCGGGGGAAACTATGTTTTTAAAACAGGACCTGACGTTATAGATCCAGAAACCGGAAGGATCCAGCGAGACAAGATGTCTATAGATCCTAAGAGGAGAACCTTTCAGTTCGAACAAAACATCAAGATTACAGATATTATAAACAACATCGTAGCAAGTTCGAAATACTGTACAGAAAGTTTAAGAAACGAGCCCGACCCTCAAGGAATGATAGATTGGTTCAGGATCGATGTGCAAACCCAGATCAGTGAATTTGATACCAAGAGAGCCATCAATGCAAGAAAGTACATCTTTAGGATAGTTCCTTATAAAGTCAATGCTATGATTTTTACCAATCCTACATCGGCCACTGCAGGATCAGCTGAGTTAGAAAAAATCATAGCCAAGCGTTATGACTATATCTATTCTGGACAAAATAATGATTTATTAAAATTCGATTTAGTATACGACGGTATGTTCAATAGAGGAGCATTGGTGACTAATGCTAATGATCATGCCACGATACAAAACACAGATAATCAAGGAACTACAGCTAGTCCTAAGACTACAGCCGAGGTTCAAGAAGGACCGTCAGCTACGGCAGCAGCCACTGAAACTGGAACAGCTCCGGTAAAAGCTAACTACAAAATTAAAACCGGCACGGCGTCCGGGGACAAAACTGCTGAGCAGATAGTAGCTAATGTGTTTCAAGACAGCTTTGAAGGCGCTTCTAATGATATGATAAATGTCACAGCAGACATTTTAGGCGATCCCTATTATATTTCAGACAGCGGGTTTTGTGCGAATTATCTCAGCGACTTTGGTCCTAACGAGCAAATAACTGCCGATGCCTCGATGAATTATGAAGGCTCAGAGATATTTGTCTACATAAGTTTTAGAACTCCGGTAGAACCTAATCTTGGAACTACCGGTCAGGGAGGATTGTATAATTTTCCTAAAGATCAATGGGTCAGCCCTTATAGCGGAATCTATAAAGTAGTGCAGGTAGAAAGTAAATTTAATGGCGGTACTTTTCAACAGACTCTACAACTGAATAGACAGCAAAATCAAAGTATTGATTACAAAGGTAGAGAAGCTATCGAGAAACAGACCCAGTTGTTGTATAACACTGATAAAAAAGAACCTCCTAAGAGCAGTCCGGTTGATGATCCGGTATATAGTCCCTTTTAAAGGAAAATAATGCAAGACGGAAGAACAGCTAGTAACGATAATGCAGGTAAGATAAAACAAGGTATACTTATGGCCAAGGTCGTAGGATATCTCGATCCCTCGTTTATGTGCGGCTTAGAAGTTACTCTCCTGAGAGACCAAGGTAACAATGTTGGCGAAGCTACTCAGAGTTATCAGGTCAAATATGCCAGTCCTTTTTATGGGTCCACAGCATTTGAAAATCTTGGACTCAATAAAGCTGATTTTAATGACACACAGAAGAGTTATGGTATGTGGTTTCCAACGCCAGAAATAGGAACCACAGTGCTGGTAGTTTTCGTAGACGGTAATCCTTCAGAAGGTTATTTTATTGCCTGTGTTCCAGGAAGATTTATGAATCACATGATTCCGGCTATCGGCGGAAGTACTGAATACGAAATCACCGATACCGACAAGAAAAAATATGATACCACTCAGCCTTTGCCAGTCGCAGAAGTAAACAGAAAAACAAATACACTAGAAAAAAGTCTATCTATTGAAAAAATTAAAAGACCAGTACATCCTATCGCAGACCGGTTTTTAGAGCAAGGTCTATTAGAAGATGATGTTAGAGGAGTCACTACTTCTACCAGCCGGCGGGATGCACCTAACACAGTGTTTGGAATATCTACTCCGGGTCCGTTTGATCGACGACAAGGAGCTAAAAAACAGTTTGTGGGAGATAGGCAAAATCTCAGCCCCGTTACTATGCCAGTAAGCCGACTAGGCGGAACTACGTTAGTCATGGATGATGGCGAAGATCGATACCAGAGAAAGACACCAGCTAGCAACGGTCCAGTAGAATATGCTGATGTTCTAGCAGGAGAAAAAGGTGATCCTAATGTTCCTTATAATGAGTATTTTAGAGTAAGAACAAGAACTGGCCATCAGATACTGTTGCATAACTCAGAAGATTTAATTTATATAGGCAATGCTCGTGGAACTGCTTGGGTCGAGCTGACCAGTAATGGTAAGATAGATATATATGCCCAAGATAGTATCAGCATCCATACAGAGAACGATCTCAATATACGTGCCGATAGAGATATAAATTTAGAAGCAGGTCGAAATATCAATATCAAAGCCCACGATAGATTATATCAAGAATCTGTAGGAGATACAAAAATATTGATAGGTGCAAATGGTGCTATTACAACCTCATCAGAATTACATCTATCAACAGGAAGTTCGAATTATTTTTCTGCAGGTGCTGAAACACACGTAAGAAGTGGAGGTAGTTATTTTGAAACCGCAGCTACAATCAACATGAATGGTGCAGCAGCCGTTCAGGCTATTGCAGAAATTCCCCTAGAAACTCACGATAATCCTGTAACCAGCTCAGAAGAAAAATGGGAAGGAAAAAACAGGTATCAGAAAAAAGATCCTCTAAAGAGCATCATGAAGAGAGTTCCTATGCACGAACCCTGGCTGCTACATGAAAATCAAGCACCTAATTTACTAACACCTGACAACACTGACAGGGAGACATAATATGGCTAAATTATATAATCAAAAAAGTGCGGCATCGATGAATGCCACAGTCACTGAATCATCAAATGCAGTGTTCACTTACAAAGGATTTAATTCTCAAGATTCTAAAACTGGGTTTAAAGCCTATGACATAGATCTAGTCAAGCAAGATATCGTGAATCATTTTTACATTCGTAAAGGTGAAAAACTAATGAATCCAGATTTCGGCACAGTGATCTGGGACCTGTTATTTGAACCATTTACTGAAGATGTTAAAAAGTTGATAGTAGAAGATGTTGAACAGATCATAAACTATGATCCGAGGATTTCTATAAATGCTGTGTCAATAGACAGCACAGATATGGGTATACGTATAGAAGCAGATATAACGTATCTACCTTTTAATGTCAATGAACGAATGACATTTAATTTTGATAAAGAGAATAAGATTATAAACTGACCAGATAATTTTCGCTGGTAAATATGAGATAGGAATCGGTAATGACAACAACGACTAGACAAAATTCATTGATTTTAAACGAAGATTGGCGTAGAATATATCAGACATTTAAAAATGCTGAT